GACATTTTATCGATGAAGCGTTTAATGTGTATCATCATAGATATTTATCTTACTTTTAGCTTCCGATTCAGTTTTGAAGGGACCTTCATACGGATAACGCTGGATAAAGATGTATTTAGGACAAAAAGCAATCACTTTGGTGCCGTTTTGATCCATAACAAAGTACCCTGCTGCATGAAGACACTTTGATTTCTTAGTCTTAGTGTATAAGTGCAGTCCACGTTTAACGTCACAGACTGAATTATATACCCGGGCTGTAGTCGGGTATTCCGGATACGGAATCGGAACTTTAGATGTTTGCTTTAAATTTGCAAACTTTATCTGTGTCTGCTTTTTAAGTTCTTCGGTGTTGTTGAACTGAAGGAAGGTGCCGTTTATCTGCACCCCGTATCCAGCATTGTTAGCTTCGATATTACCAACTTTTTTCTCACAGACAGTGACGATCCAAAATTGGTTCTTAACGATTGGCTTTGCGACTAGTTCAGTCATGTGTTTCCTTTGTTAACATTTTAAATAAATCTTTCTTATGCTTAGGTTGCCAATACTTCCCATCTAGGCCGCATTGCCCGTGTCGCCGAGCAATGCTACAATACGGCAGCTTAGCCTTTACTTTCATTGGACCAAGAACTATATCATCAACTACTGTTTTTGCCTCAGGAAATTTGGAGCATTTGTAGTTAGTATCATATACTGCTACGAGACCATTCAACGTGAAAATCCTGTCAACCATAGACATAGTAGAATGCTTGCAATCTTTGCACGAAAAAAGTTCTTTAGCCATTCAGAACCCCTTTATAGGGAGAATTGAGCCACTTTGCGTAAGCTTCACCCTGCTCACTAAGGCGAGTGAGTTCATACTTACCGCAGAACTTCATAAAGTGAATGCCTACGCTAGGAGTAGCAGTGACACGAACATCATTCTTGATTACGTTATCTACTGCTTCCTTAATATCTTCGGGCTGTGCTGTAAGGTCAATCAACGTGCGGTTACGTTCGTAATCATCCCTTACCCGATGTTCAACGTCATCATGGTCAGTCCAACGCTGTAGCATCATGTTATTCCACTTGAAGCCTTGCTTTTCACGATCTTCAAATGCTTCACGGATGCCGACAGAATTCTTAGAACCCTTCTCACGCACACCCGGGTATGCACTGAATACGTTATCAGTTGCGTCACCACGAATAATCTTCTTGAACAAGAGATATTCCGGATCCTCAAGCAACTTGTGTTCGCCAGTCTTCTTGTCTTTGACGGGCTTGCCGCGGTCATTAAAGTAACCGTCAAGCTTAATCAACTGACCGGCAACACCGTTATACTGATGTACGTTTTCAGAAATCAACTGCACAAAGTCAGTATCAGACGAAATAATGAAGTGTTCATCGTCAGGATGTAATGCAACGAACCGCGCAATAATATCATCTGCTTCTGCGTTGGGAACACGCAATACGCTAGTGTTAGTCTTCTCACGAAGGAACGTGGTAAACGCTTCATACGTTTCCCAGAACATCTTGTTTTCTTCTATTTCACGTTCGGTCATCGCAGACTCATCAAGCTTACGATTTGCCTTGTATGGTTGATAAAAGTCTTTGCGCCAACTACGCCCCTCAAGACAGAATACCACATGATCTACGCCAAACATGCGTTGAACTTGATTTACGCTAGACATAGTAAGATGCATAGCCATGCCAATCTTCTCCCATGTGTCGGTATTGCGATTAGCAACGTGCCGAGCGCGGAAGAAAGTATTAGCTGTGTCAATCAATGCGTATTTCATGTGGTACTTTCTCTGTTAATATATACATATATTACGCTATTTTGCGCCTATTGTCAAGCTTTATTTTGTCAAGGAATCTGTCAGGATTCAAATCAATTGTTGAAAACATTCCGGCATGTTCAATCATAAAAGGTAAAAACTGCGGCTTGATTTTCTTAATAGAATCGTATGGATAGTTTACAATAGCATTAGCAATGAAGTGCTGTAGGTCCTCAATATCAATATTATGCTTAGGGTCTAACCACTCCAATTTCTTGTCACTGAATATTCCCATTCGGAACCTTTTCCATTCAGTTTTAATGAAATTTTCTAGGTCACGAATTTGTTCAGTACTACCGTAATACAAATCAATGAAAGTCTGCGGGGATGCCACTGGTCTAGAATATTCTAATAGACGTTCAGCAGGATCGGCTCTAGTGGTGATACCATATCCAAGCACAAGAGTTTGTGCTTGGACAATGATATACAACCAAGAGTTATTAGAGGGTAGAGTTTGCAATTTTCTGCCTCATTGAAAGGGGTAGAGAATCATAAATGTCATGCCGAGCAGTCGGAGTCGGAGCATACACATAAGCATTTGCATCACTTGTTACTAGATGGGTACCTCCTAAACGCTTATAAATTTTAAACACAAGTGCAAGTGCGCAATTGTTAGCGGGCGCGCCAGCCTTCCTACCCTGTAATTCCATCCAAGTCTTATAAGTAGAAGAAGTTACCGTACGCAACTGTCCCATACTAACAAAGAACGTCTTAACGATTGCGTGAATATCATTCATGAACTGATCGTATTCCTTCCCCGTAAGGGGGACTCCTGCAAGATTAAGACCCTTATATAGATTGCCATAAAAACCATAAGCAGCAGAATCCTGAACAGTACCGTGCCAGTACTTATTATTGGTCTTCATAATGAATTCAAGTTCGTCAATATTTGATTCATCGTAGCTGGCGATATCTTCAACACGAGAAGTGGTTCCTGCCACACCCTGTTGGGGATGCTTTTTGGGGAGAGGGACTGAATATTCACGCTCACAAATATTCTGCTTTTCGGCAGCAAGTTTATACTTATCTTTTGGACCAGCGTCATTATAAAGCTTGAAGCTACGAACATACACGCGGTGATAATCATACGGTTCCCAAGGCTTGCTGCCTTCACCATTGCGATAAAGCGCGGCCCGTGCAGCAAAACTTTCTTCGTCGGTTTCGATGATCCAGCAGGGATACTCAAAATCCTGCCAATTTGTTTCGTCGTATCCTTCGAAAAGACCACAACGAACCATTGCGGCAACTGTAGTAGTTCCGTGCATGGTGTCGAACAGCAGCAATTCTCCGCTATTCATAAGATTGACGACATAAGCCGGGCTAGTGAGCCTAGCATCAAACTTACGCAGGACGCTATTAGTACAATGACTAACATCTAAAAGTCGCTGCACTTCTTCTGGAATAAGAATACTCTTTAGAGGCTTCATTACTCCCTTAGGAATAGAGTTAGGATCGAACGTAATGCCATTCGCTTTGTAAAAGTTAACGCCCTTCATAAATTCAGGATCAGCAAGCAATTCATCAGACGTTTCCTTCAAAGTCTTGTTGACTAGGTCGGCCTTCTTCTTTGCGAGTGGATTCTCAATGGTACTCAAGTCAACCTTAAGGTTGCTTTTAACAAACGAAATCTTAGTTTTGGTCGTCATTAAATTTTCCTGTGCATTATTAATCAGTATCCTTAATATACTACTATTTTACACAAATGTCAACCTTTTTTATCCAAAAACAAATAAACTTTCGGGGACTATTTCTGGCTGCACTGGATTCTTTGAGAACACCATAATGCCTTCATCTGTGTTCAAGTCTACTTTAGCACTTGGTCTAGTTATGTTCTTCAACGTGAGTGTTTCCACATAATAAAACCCTAAGCTTTCTGCAATGGCTCTAGTATCAGCACATAACTTATAGTCTAGGAAATCCTTAATGTTAACGAGCATCTTGCCATCATCGACTAAGTATTTCTTGATGTTTTCTATCGTGGGTCGTAGATAGTTATCTAGCCACTCTTGATAAGAAGTTCCGGGCTTGTATGACTGATTACCAACACCATAGTCTTCAAGATTGAAATACGGAGGACTACTAAAGGCTACTCCGATAGTGTTTTCCCATTCTGGAACGAATGTTTCGGAACCGTGACACCTAATGTCATATGATGCATTCGTACCATTCACGGTATTGTAATCGGTAGCCATCTGTCTAAGTCTGTCTACTAGTAGGTTATTAGGGTCAGTGCCATAATACTCAACCCGATTTCTCATTGCCGAGAGCAACCTTACGCCCCAGCCACACGAAAAATCATAGTATTTGTCATTAATGTTGTACTTAGATAATACTTCATCTACGGATTTGATAGGGTAATTAGAAGGCTTCATGGCAACGCCGCCGCCGCTAAGTCGCAGGGCAGCTTCAAAGTTCTTGATATCTGAATCGGTCTTTGGGTATACTTTATCACTCGAAAGTACCCTACTCCAAAAGTATCGTATCAAGTCGATAGATTCAAACACTTGTTCAATAGACCATCGTGGAGACTCTAGCTTCACTTTAGCCATAAGGTCTTTTACATAATAGCTAGTAACAGTGCTTATAACAGTACCGCCATTATATACTGATTCTAGATTTTTCTTAACCAAATCAAAATCAGGCTTTTCGTAATATGCAGCCTTCAATTGTAAGCACTTATCTTCTGGCAAGTCGTACCAATGGTCAGTGTTGAGGGTCTTGCCTAGATGAGTAATTTGGTATTTTTTATTCTTATTCTTAGGCATAGTGTTTAACTAACTTCCGTAAATCCGCCACCTAAATCACGCTGCTGAATAACACGCATATCTGATTCACGATTATCTGGATCGGCTTGCTGTTGCTCATACACTTCAAGTGCAATGTTGCGGCATACAGTTTGGAACCAGCGATCAACAATCTGTGCATCAGTGTCATCGGGGCGAATCTTGTAACCTTGTTTAATTAGATTTGCAACAAACTTATCATTCCAGTCAAGTTCAAATGAGCCATTGTTGATATCGGCAGGATCAAGTTCAACACTTAGAATATCAACATACGGTTCACCCGCTGCTGTTGCCTTTTCTTTAGGACTTAGTTCTTTCTTCTTAGGTGCCTTCTTTACTTCGGGAGCAGCCGGCTCTGGAATAATATCTGGGGCAGGATTAAGCCACTTTTTAATTTTATCAAACATATTTTACCTCTGTATAGTATATATCTGCTTCTTACCATCGGTCATGATAACTGTGCCGTCAATCCATTGCGGCGGCGGTCGATTAGACCAGCGAAGCAAGTCAGTCTTGCCGTAATTGTAATAGTTGCGATAGTTGATAATTGGGTCTAAGCTTACAATGTATTGCTTGTCCATGCACGATGGCATCTTAGTCATTACATTGCTTTGCTCGATATTCTCAGGGGCATCCTTGAGAATATCTTTTAGCTTATCAATAGTAAGGTGAGTACGACCATAACGATGGGTATACTCACGACCAAGAGCCAAAAGATGATCATACAACCAATTGTAGTTAGCAGAGTTTTCACGAACCCAAACTGCTGAAGGATGATTAATATGAGTAGCAGCATACATAATAGCGTCAACATTACCTGATAACCTCCAACGTTTTGCTTTGCGACCAGACTGTGACTGTCCTACATACTCTTCACCGTCAATGACACGATGGGCAGTTGACAGGAGCTGTGCTGTCTCAAGAATCATCTTGACAACATGCCGATCAACCATATTACGGGCGGCGACCTCTGGGTCGGAATTTACATAAAATATATTCATCTTACCACTCTATCACAATTAAACAATGTTGTCAACCTTTAAAAGTTCATCCATACTATATAAATGTTCCATATAGCTAGAAACATCTTCTAACACGCTAACAGCAGCATCACCTGGTCTACGAGGACCGTATTTGATATCAAAGAACGTATTGTTAACTTCTTGAAACTTGTTCACAATCTCTCTGACAGTGTAACCAACACCATGTCCTAGTGATTCAACGCCATTAGCTGGTTTCTCAATTGCTAGTTTCAGTGCGTGGCAGATTTCGTTTACATGAACGTAGTCGCGGATAGCAGTGCCATCTTCACTCTGTTCATAGTCTTTACCGTAGATAGTGAACTCATCGGTGTCAATCGCCTTGATGAGATTGTACATCAAGCCGTCCGGATTAGTGGGCTTATAGCCGTCGGTACCGATTACATTGTAGAACCTAAAAATCGTGTATGGTGTTGGGTTGTGAACAGTACAATATTCACGCACAACATCCTCTGCTGCTCTCTTACTGATACCATATGCACTCTCGCACAATTCAGCAGCACCAGTACTAGCAAAGATAAAGTTTTTGGTCTTAATCTTGTTGATAACATTCATAGTACCATTGAGGTTAGTGATGTAGTATTGAATGGGAATACGCTCACTCTCACCTACATTCACTAGTGCGGCTAGGTGAATCACTGCATCATATTCATCCTCTGTAGTAAACAGTCTATTAATATCAATCTGATTGAACTCTTTGACGGGATGCTGCGGTTCACAAATATCAAGTCCGTGAACCTCATAATCATTCTCTAACAGTTTGGTAAGGTGTGAGCCAATGTAGCCCGAACAACCTGTGATTAAAATCTTCTTCATATTAAAATCCCTCAAATAAATTTGAACCAGCTAGTTCTTCCTTAGGAGAAAACGCAGGATCCTTTGAGAGCCAAGTATCTGTGTCTGTATAAACTACATGCAGAAACTTATATCTATTAGACAACACGCTCTCAAAATCTTCTCGTGCCAAATGATTCCTATTAAGCTCTTTGATATAATCGCTGTACTTTACGGTATCATATGTGTTGATTTTAGCTGAATTGTTATTGCTGCGCTTAGCAACAAAATCATCCAAAAACTGAATCCAACCTACTGCTACTTCATCGTCAAGTTGCTTGACGTATTCTAACGCTTCTGAATGCTGATTAGTACCATATAATGACTTAATAGTTTCACCGGCGTCATTGATATTTACCTTATTGTAAAACTTACTATCAAAATTGTCAGACCAATCTTGCTTGTCTAAAACAACGCATGGCATATGCCCTAGGCATTCTAGAAATGCGAATGGATAGTTTTCACGCAAACTTGGCATAAAGAACACGCTAGAACCACAAACGAAGTCTACTTTTTCTTTACCAGTAATGCCAGCCTTAATCTCATAGTCTGTAATGCCTGCTTCTTGAAACGCTTTTTCAAATTTCTTAGCACCATTCTTGTTTGTCATTACACGAGCCGGAAGCTGACATTCCTTCATTGCACGAATATATGCTTCTGGGTTCTTGCCCTCTTCCCAGCGACCGATAAACAACACACCCTTTTTGGTACCGTTATAGGGTTCTAGCAAGCCGCGCTCACTCATAGGCATACGCAACAGTTGACAGTTAGTAGCACCAAACTTAGTCAATTCATCAATGTTCTTTTGACTCTGCGTACCGATGATGATATCAGAAAACTCCATGTGCTTGTTATAGAAGTTATGATAGCTATCTAGAAATACGTCAGTGAAGTTCTGTGCTTCTCTAAAAATCATACTATGCAAGTGCGTATAGAATACAACAGGAATATACTTATTGACTGTCATAGCATATGCAGCAGTCATTGCTTCCTGAGTGTTGCATACAATCATGTCATAGAGATTAGTTTCAAAGCCCTTGAGAATAGCTTTGCGGAAGTTAATGATCTTTTCAAAGTTGATAGTATCAGTAAACGCAAAGGTTGCAGTATGGTCAGTGTAGCGCAAAGGCTCATTTGGATAGATGATATTTGCACCTAAATCCTTGATTAGTTCACTAAAATCATTAGTTGGAGACTTGTCAAGAACAATATCAACTTTCCAGCCGATACGCTGACACATTTCAGTAAAGCCTTTAGCAAACTGACCAATGCCCCCGTGTGGGATAAAGTGCTGGTCACTAATCATAAATGCAATGCGTTTACTGTAAGTCTTCATGTTGCCCAAGCATTCTTGAATAAAGGAACCTGTAGTCTATCACTATATCTAACGCCATTCTTCATAGCAAGGTCAGCAACAGTGCGGTTGTTTAAGTGATACACACTTTCAACGCCTCCTACGGGCATAAAGTAAACATTACCATAGAAACCTGCATCACGATATCGCTCAACCGCTGCTAGTGCTTCTGTAGCATCATCTTCTGTTGCAATAACAAACTTAAGATAGGCATGACCAGCATCTTGATATCCTGCGACAACCTCAGGCTTGATAGCATCTTCTGCTTTCTCACCAGAACAACTCAACTTTGCACTGACACTAAAAGTGACTTCTCGTGAAATCCCGTTGTCCAAACCTTCCCACAACCAATCGTCAAGATAAGCAAACAATTCATCACTTAGTGGTTGCGTACCATTAGTCTCAAAAGTAATCTCTTTGAGACTATGCATCTTAGGATGGCTTAGTAGTTCTGGGTAGGCTCGTTGCCATCCGAGGAGTGGTTCTCCTCCTGTGATGACGAGGTGTTCGTCGCGCCATTCTTTAAACGGTAGTAGTTCCATAATGTCGCTGACAATAGTATCAACATCCCTGCTGGGAGAAAGATGCTTGAAGCGAGGATCCCAGGATGCGTAGGAATCGCAGCCTGTAGAGACGAGCGGGAGGGTACCATATTCTTTATAGTCTTCTGGATTGACTGCTTCTCTTTCACTTGATAATTCACCTTTTGGCATGCCGAATCCGGCGCATTTGAAATTGCATCCATACGTTCTAAGGAAAACGGACGGCACACCCATGTACCGACCTTCTCCCTGAATGCTGTAGAACAATTCACTTATTTTGATTTTCGTCATTTTCTTCTTTGTCTTTCACAATCCAGCCGTGATATTTAGGATCAATGCCGTGCTTCTTTCTAAATTCGTATCTGTCATTCTCTACCGTCCACATTCCATATAGGAATGCAGATGCTACAGCACAGAATACAACTACAGCTATAACACTAATTACGTCCATTGTCAATCATCCTTTCCACCATTCTTCCCAAGGAAACACAATCCATTGCGGGTCTTCTACTTTGTTGATGCTTTCTCCGATATAGTTAACTTCAACTGGGCTTGCATCGTTATCAACTATTACAGCAAACCGCACAGTGTCGTTCCAAACAGTTTCCCATTTAAGATCATGTTTGAACGCACTACCTTGCCAATCTTCTTTAATCCAATTGAGAGTAGCACCAGTATCATTGATATCATCAACGATTAGAATATGCTTACCCTCATATGCATCTTCTGCCATCCAGCAGTTAGATTCTGATTCACCACCGTCACGCAGACTGACCCTAAGTGTCTCCATCGGAATGTTGAGATAATGACTAATCTTTAGGGCAGGGTTAAGTCCGCCCCTAGTAAGACCTACGACATAATCAGGCATCCAGTTATCATTGTTCATTTGACGAATGATATCATGGACCATGCCATCAATCTGTTTGTCGGTGTAATATACTTTCTTAGTCATTATCTCGTATCCTATGTATTAAACCCTGTGATAGGCTTCCATATATTCATCGTAACTCATTACCTTGAATGGTGCTGCATCCTCAGTCCAAGGATCAGTAACATAGGTAATTGCCAATTCACAGGCTTCATCTTCTTCCTCAACATCAGCAAAAATGTTGTCGTTTTTATCTAGTACAAACCAGTTGCTCATCCTAGCAAATCCTCATTCCATTCACGATGACCTTCACGGAAAGCCATGTTGCTCTGCGTTTCACGAACTTCAACACGATAGCACCAAAGTCGTTCAGCTTCGCCTGAACCCCAGTGATCAGGGATATAGACACCGTTAACAAACTTGTAAATCATGTCAGCAAGTGCTTCACAGCCAGTTGCTGGAATGATAGTCAACTTAGCCATGCCTCTTTCTTGCAACAGCTTGAACACATCCATGTCAGGATCGTCTTCTGCAACAAGCAATGTATGATCAAACTGGTCTTCAAGAATTGCCTTCAAGTCCTTTAGACCACCGTAGTCCGCACACCAGTTTCGTGCATCTAGAGTATCAGCACCAAAGTATACCTTGATAGTAAACGAATAGCCATGAATGTTATTGCAGTGACTATCGGCTCGCCATTGACGATACGCACACGGAAACGAGTCGTGATATTCTTTAGTACTTGTATACTTGTAACTTACTGGTTCATATTTTGTCATCTTTGTTCTCCTTTAGATGACACGCAGAGTGTTTATAGTGGGATGAGCGCCAAAGACCACTGTTAATAAGCATAGCGGCGATTGATGTAGTCAAGAGTATCCTCAACTTCACTAAAGCCTTCTGCATTATAAATTTGATTTAATTCAAGACCGTGGTCCTTATATCCTTCTTCAAGCAAATACTGATAGTAATTGCTTGGGCTATAATAGTCAAGTCGATCCCCAATCATTTGATAAATCATTGCTTTATAGGTCTTGTTATTGATTTGAACATCAATATACTTTTTGCCATAGAACGTTGGGAAGCCCTCAAGCATATCAAGAGCCACTTCACATTCATCAGTAATGTCCCACATAACAGTCTGTAGCGTATCGCCGGGGCTTACTTCAATGTCAGCAACGCCACGAAACACTAGACGATGATCTGGAACTCT